GAGTGGTTTCCCGTTTTTACAACGGTTTCTGGAATGCGAATAAGTCATTCAGTCGGCTTCGGCTTGTGTTCCGTGGGTTGAGCCACGGTTGCAGCGTTCGCGCGAGTTGACCATCCTAACAGCTAACACTCACTTTGAAACTGTTGCGCACCACTCCGCGCTATCACTGTTTTGTAACACACCACCTTCCGACGGGCCAGGTTCACTCCGCAGCGTCGTATGTCTTAGTGGTGTATTACACATCGCGTCCTGCCTCAGGTGTTCGCGATTACTTTGGTGCGGCACATGGCGCTGCAGTAACCGTTCAATGGTTGAGATCACTTCCTGTGTTAGTCAGGATTCACCAGACGTGTGTAGTTTGGTATGTCGGCGTGTCAATTGGATACGTTTCCTGTCTAGTAAGCTTCTATCGATTCAGGGACGTTGAGTAAGACACGTAGGACTGCCTTCATTGGCACGAAGCGCTTCTCAACTGCAGCGGATTGTAACAACCGCTGTTTTTATTTAGTTACGCCACCAACAGTTCAGTCATGACGACTTTAAAGTCCGTTGTCGCAGCCCCCGATTTTCGCGACAATGAGCGGGGCATTCCAGATGGTAATTCTGGCCGTTCCTTTGTTATGGAGAGCACCGCTTTGGTGACCCTCAATTGCAAGAATGGTCAAACCACCTTTATGGTTGTCCCCCCTACCCCTTTAGTTTCACACTATATAGCCACCGCTCCCTTGTCCGATCCCGATTCGGTCATCCTCTCTGGCTCTTCATTCTCGGGGTACCTGTTTCCACAGAACATCGATCTCTTCCCTCACTACAATACCGTCGGCAACCCTGCCCTTGCGTATTCTGATATCGTCAACACCACCACCGTTGACCAGTTCCGAGTCATCACTCACTCTTGCGAGCTGGTTAACACCAACAACGCCTTCACCACTTATGGCACGATAACTGCCTACAAGACCAACATGAACATGACTCAAACTCCGTATATCGAGCCGCTCACTCCGATCGGGAATATTTTCCAGATCTCCGGTGCCAATCCAATTGGCCAGGACGTGGCTTCGACTGGTGATTATGTCATGCCTTCTCGTTCTGGCGTTTACTCCGTCGCTATGTGTCACACCGGTGAGGCTGGCGAGTTCCCCTTCCGCCCCATTTTCGACCGCGTCCACTTCAAGGTGGGCATCTTAGCCCCGATTGTATCTATGGCCGGCGTGCCTGCCTCCCTTAAGTTCTTTCCTGCTCCGCCAGGTTGGGACAATTCCTATGACACTCACGTGTATCGCGTCTCGGTTCCTGAGGGAGCCCCCGATCAACAGTTTGTCTTTAAGGTTTGGAGACGCATCGAGTACGTTCCGGTCATGTACAGTTTGGTGTGGCACATTGCTGCACAGGGGGAGCGTCGCAGCGACGCTTTCTTTAAGATGTACGGCACTATGGAGCGCAATCTCCCTGTCGCTGTTCAGGCTAAGGAGAACCCGGAGTTTTGGGACACCATGTTGAACACCGTGAAGAATGTTTCGAGCATCGCGCGGTTGATCCCTGGTGCCGGTGGTTTGGTTGCTGACGTCATTCACCGTGGTGCGACTGCTATTTCTAAGGCTAGGAAAGGCAAGTCCACCAAGGCATCGGTCACTTACCATGCCTCAGAGAAGAAGAAGAAGAAAATTAAGCGTGAGGCTAAGAAGGAGAGGAAGGTCCGTCGCTGATCTCCCCTCTCCTCTCTTCTTTCTTTGTTCTATTGTTTTTTTTTTGTGTTCGTGCATGTGGTCGTGGTGCTCCGCTCAAGGACGCCACGTCGCGCAGGCGTGCGCAGCTTGTTATGCTAGTTATGGAACCGCTATTTAATAGTGGGCACAGGTTGGTGGTCCTAGCCAAACCCAAGATTCTTCCTGTGTGGTGGGGTTGTGTTCGAGGGGTATGCTGTTTGTGTGTGTGATGTGTTGGTGCGTTTCGTTATATACTCGATGAGTCAGGGTTCTTATGGTAATTCCCGTTTCTACGATGTCGCATTCTTCATATTTCACACATTAGGTGTACCTCTCGGCTAACTGGGTTCTGTCCTTGTGTGGCAGTGCCTTTACCCGATCAGCTCTTTTGCTTATTGAGCTCGTTATTCCTTTTCGAGCCGAATATATCCAGATTACTACCATTCTCACAAGCTTGCGCGTGCATCGCGCCTCTCCTCCTCTTGAAAAATATAAAAGCATTAATCATCTGCTCCGTCGCCACGGTTCGAAACGGTAACAATCCGTTTCTGGGGCTCAGCCTTGTTTCAGAAAGCTTAGTCTTTCTGTTTCCGCTTGCGGTTGTCTTTCACTTTGTCTTTTGACGTTAAACTTTAACTATTGGGAAACCAGTGATTTTTATGAAACCATCTAAAACGTGGCGAAATCAGAATCAGAAAGGAAAGAGTTTTGTTGACAAGCCCCCTCGCATGGACGATCGCGGGGGGGCAGCCGAGAGTAGTCGCGCTCCGGTTGAAGACAGTTCTTGCAAATGCAACCAATCGAGTTGTTTTTATTGCGAGGCTGCACCCCCAGAAGCGCTGGGGGAGGTTTGTTCCCTATCACGAACGGAATGCGAGGGCAAGTTTGGCGAGATGCATGCACACAAGCGCTCGCGACGACCTGTATCCGCAGACAAACGGTCCGCTAGGGCCCGTCAGTTCGAAGAGAAGAGGAAAATCAATCAGGACCGGGTGGAAGGGAAGCCATATTGGTGTGTGCTCCCCATTGGGTTGTGCTCCAATCCGATGCATTTCCACCCCGGTAACAAGTACTTCCTCGGACCCGCTGAGAGAAACCACGTGCACCGTGCACCCGAGTCCGACTCGGGTTGCCTCGGGGACGGGTCTGAGGACGAAGTGCTGGACTGGGAGTTGATGGATTGGAAGCACGGTGACGAAGAAGTCTCGGAGGATGTACCTTTTACTCCTCAGATTTCACCAGCATCCGTGCTTAAGACCGATTCACCTTCCGGTCGGAAGAGGTGGGACCTTGAGGGTCGCTGTAAGCCCGTGTGGCTCACCAGTGACCCCATTGATGAGGAGTTTGTTGCGCCTTGCCGCGCACAACGGGACGGTAGCATTGACCTAGCTACGTCCAGGCGACTGAACTGTTTACCGCGCGCTACAGCGGCTGACGGGGCTCCAGTGCCACTCATCCCTCTCCCGCCCTCGAAGTTGGATAATTCGGACTCCGTCCGTTTGAAGACTCGGGGATTATCGAAGGCCGGCCTAGTGCCATCGCGACCGTTGTCCGATAGGCACCCGCCTCGATTGCCGCCCGCTGAGACTAGTGTCTCGCCGGCCATGTTGTCCCAAGATAACCTAGTTTATGCCGAACAGGCCATCCCGCTTAATTGCGGAGAATTAGTAGTTGCGAGTGAGCCACCCATTGTGGAACCGCCAGCTTTGACTTTTGCGAGTGTCATCATTTACAAAGCCACGCTGGGCGTTGATGAATTTGGGTTTTGGCTCCGTTTTTGCCGGGGGTTGAAGAGTGGTCTATGCTGTTATGCAGAGATCTCTGACGCCCCTATTGAATTGTCTCAGTATGAGCACGTGCCTAGTGTGACCCAGATGGATTACAAAGCGCATACCTCTTACTACGCACGCTATGCGTTGTCTCTAAAGGATGGTTGGCATTTGCCGGGCCGTATGGCCAATACCACCACGACCGAGCAGCGCAAACGTCATCAATCCGATGTTGCTAAGTACCACAAGATCTTCTTGACCAGCATGTTCAAATCTTACGCCGCTCATCGAGTGTGCATGGACTTGTTCTGGTGGTTGTTTGAATCCGACGGTGGTGAGAGCAAGAATTTGCGGGTTGGGCGGGCGTTGATGTTTGCCAAGGCTGATGTGTACGGCCTGCGTCCGGGTTTTTACAATCGAGTGTCTGCTTGCGCTGAGGGTTACCCTCGCAAGGCCGATCTCGCTAGTGAGTCCATCGACGTGTATATGTACACTCTCGTTTTCTACAGTCAAGTCCGAATGTTGCAGGAGCTGCTTATTAACGACTGCTTACCCGAGCAGCACGTGTCTAATCCGCGCCCGCTTTTTCGGCGTACGAAGGGAGCTTAGGCAACTTGGAACACTGTGGTGTAGTGCGCGTCTACACCACTAAGTGTCCCAAGAAGCTCCCATTGTATTCGTTTGCATGCCATGATTTTGACGTTATCAAGGGATCTAAATGGTTCAAGGGTGGCCGGCTCTGTTTCCCTGAGCCACCACCCGGAGCCGTCGACGAGACTTTCTACGCGACTTATTACGGTATGAATGTTGTGCATTCTGGTTCGGTGTACGGGAGGTGCGACTTCAATGTCTCCCTTGCACTGACGCGCTTGACCGCGCGTAGGGTTTGGGGCGGCCCTGGCCACCGCCCCTATTACCATGAGGAATTGCGTGACAATCAGCGCACTTTTCTTGCTGCTCACTCATCTTTCTTCGAAGAGCTCGGCTGGACTTATTCCAACCATCAGAGCCTTCAAGATTTCGAGTCTGGCAGTGAAGAGTGTCGTCTCCATCACGCAGACCCACATCCTAAGCGAGCTTTGCGCATCATAGGTTTTAATGGCCTTGTTGATACTGGCAAGCTCGAGGATTTCGGGTCCAATTGGGTGCGCGGTCTCATCGAGGCCAAAATGAAGGGTGGCGAGATCGCCAAGCCTGATAGCATCCCCCGCATGATTTTCGACCTTGGAGTGGAGGCGTCGTTGTTGGGTTTTCGTATTACGGAGGCCCTAAAAGATGCCATGCGCGATTTGCCGATCTACGTTAATGGTGGCGTTATTCAGTTCATCAAGACTCCTAATCCTTTTGTATTGGAGAGGGTTTTTGATCAGCTGATTTGCCCCGACGGGAGATTTTATTTCGCCTACTTCTCGGACGATTCGTGCCTCACCATCCGTCTCACTGACGGAAGGCTCCTCAGGTACAATCTCGATATCTCCTCTTGTGACTCTTCTCACACCAAATTTTTGTTTGCCACCTTCTTACGCTTGTTCCCTGAGCGCTCCCGAACTGAGGTTTTGCGCCTTGTTTCGCAGTGCTCCCAGGCGTTCCAGGTTAAGAGCGTTCATCACAAGGGCCTGTCCGTTGTTTTGCGCCCTCGCGAACCTAAGCTTTACAGCGGTTCAACTTTGACCACCGTTGTGAACAATTTGGCTTGTATTAGTTTGGCCCTCTCGCTCTCCGAGATCCCATCTTCTGATTGGGGCACGGAGGCGATGGTTTCAGCGTGTGAACGTGCCGGTTACAAGGTGACTGGTTGCACTCCTCTGGAACACATCGAGGACCTTCAATTTCTGAAGAATTCACCAGTTTTGGACTCGCAAAAGAAATACCGACCTTTGCTCAACTTGGGGGCTTTCCTTAGGGCATCTGGTCGTGTTAAGGGTGATTTGCCGGGTCGTGGAGATATTCGAAATCGAGCGTACCGCTTTCAGAAAGGCTTGATGCAAGGTGCTTATCCGCACGCTAGCATACCTTTCCTCTCAGAGCTGTACAAGCGACTTCCAGGCGACGGTTTCCCCGTGGATTACTTTTCCACCAAGGTTGAGACTGACGTTGATTACCCTACTTGGGAGGTCGATCAGGAGAGTCTTTTTCTCCGTTATCGTTTGTTGTCAAGTGAAGTGGACGACTTACATTACTGGGCACGGCACGCCGACTTCGGTCTTCAGTTGCATTGCTCGGCATTTAACAAGATTCTCAAAATAGATTACAATCTCTCAGCTTGCCCCGTGGACGAGAGAGAGTATCTAGTGCCACTTCTTTGAGTTGGTGTCTGGGACCGCACCCAGCCACTCACTCTCTCAAGATCACCCTTGCCTGGTCGAAATGGCAGCATGGTGCGTACTACCATGAACTTAGAGATACGACGTG